ACAAACAGTAGACAACTCGACTTTGAATACTGGTGGTGATGTAACAACAACTTTAACCACTGCTCAATCAGGAACTATTTTTGAAGTTGATGGAACAGGTGATATTGTTGTTAACATGCCTGCTCTAAGCACAGCTAATGTTGGAAATACTTACGAGTTTTTTGTAACTACTGCTGTCGGTGGTTCTAAAACTGTTACTTTTGTTTTACCTGGTTCAGGTGTATCAAATTTCTTTGGTGCGCTTTCGCTAATGGGTGGAACAGCTGCTAACCCGTCAAGTGACGTTGCAGGTGATACTTTAACGTTACCTAACTCAACTGCGGTAAATGCTAGAGTAAGATTAACTTGCATTAAGGATGATGGTACTAACTCAACTTACA